AAAAAAAAAGACAGACAGAAAGGAAGATTTAAATGTTATTACAAATTAACAAGGTAGTAAAGGAATTAACAGAAGGAGAACCTTGTCGCCCGTTGGTAGATTATGTAGAAGGGATTACCCATACTCAACAATTTACAGATGGTATCAAATGTTTCAAGAAAGATGGTACTCAAATTTTAGTAATACAAAACAATCAGCTTGAAGTTGAGGTTGAAAATCTTGATAATTATGAAGGTTTTAAAATTTATGGTGTATATCTATTAAATGATGAAGGTAAAACGTTACGTAAACTAGCATAAACTAAAAAGAGTGCTTTAACTAGCACTCTTTTTATATGTTTTGTGGTAAAATGGGGTATATAGGAGGGGTAAATATGCAAAATCCGGTATGGTTAGTAGTAATTTTCTACGTTTTAGGTATGCTATCACTAGTCACAGCAATGTTTTTCACTGGTTTAGTAAGTGGCTTAGTAGCCTTATCCGTAGCATTATTAATTCCAGCAGTAATCTTATACAAAGAATTGGGAGAAGGTGAGTAATTAAATGGGAGTTTTTGTCGCACCTAGAAGCACAACAAAGCAGAACTTCATTGACTTTATCGAAAGCAGTGACATTTATTCAACAGAAATCACAGGTGAAAAAGCATTACGTAATTCAGATATTTTCACAGGTATCAACATTATTAGTGGTGACTTAGGACAGTCAAAATTTAGACCAACTAAGAATAGTGAAGCTGATGAACAATTTCTAAAAATGATTAACAAACGACCAAATAATAAGCAAAGTCATTACATGTTCATGTACGCAACAGTAGCAAACTTGATTCTAAGCGGTAACTCATATGCATTAATCCACAGAGATAAATTAGGAGTAGTTGAGAGCTTGGAGTTTGTAAAACCTGAACAAGTAAATGTAATCCAAAATGTTACAACTGGTGAATGGTCATATGACGTAACAATGGATTATGGTAGTATCATGTACAAGTGTAAGCCAGACGATATTTTACATTTTAGAATTACGACCGTAGATGGTTTCCTTGGTAGAAGCCCTTTACTATCATTGAAAGATGAGGTAGCTATGCAGTCAAACGGTAGCAAGATTTTAAGTAAGTTCTTTGCCAATGGTGTATTTGGTGGAGGTATCTTAAAACTAAAAGGCGGTTTAGTTGACAACGAAACAAAAGCAAAAATCAGACAGGACTTTGAAAAGGCAAACGGTGGTAGCACTAACAGTAATGGTGTTATTGTCTTAGACGAATCCACAGAGTTCCAAGAATACAAGATGAATACTGATATTCTTAAACTGATTCAAGGTAACAAGTTTAGTACACAACAGATTGCAAAAGTATTAGGTATTCCATTAAACCGCTTTGGCATGGAATTAGTAAACTCTACGGATAGTGGTGCAAATGACATCTATATTGCTTCAACTATTAGCCAGTATGAAAGAGCTATCTGTGATGAAATTGAAATTAAAACAGGTAACGAGTTAGAATTAGACCTCACAACATTATTAAATGATACCTATGAAGATAGACGTAAACGAGTTTTTGAAGGTAAACAGAATAAAGAGTTGCTAAAAGCAATTAAGACTAACGAAATTCGTGACTATTTAGGTTATGCAGATGTTGAAGAAGGTGAAGAATTAATGAAAGTAGATGGAAAAGAAGGAGTGTCAGCAAGTGAAGAATCTTGAAATTAGACAGCTACAACAGGTTGAAACAGTAACAGACAATATTGTTGAGGGTTACGCTTTAAAATTTGATTCACCTAGTGAGAACTTAGGTGGCTTCATTGAGTTCATAGATAAGCGTGCATTAGATGGTGTTGATATGAGTGACGTTCGTATGTTCGTTGACCATGATTCAAGTAAGTTATTAGGACGGACAAAGAGTGGAACATTAACATTAGAGGTTGACGACATTGGTTTAAAATTTAGAGCATTACTTCCTGATACATCAGTTGGACGTGATGCAATGGAATTAGTGAAACGTGGTGACCTTAGTCAGTGTTCATTTGGATTCACAGTCGCTAAAGATGAATGGCGCAAAGCTGATGGAATCAACCAAAGAACTATCAAACAAATCAAGTCACTATTTGAAATCTCACTGGTTTCAATTCCAGCATATGCAGATACAGATGTTAGTGTTGCTAAACGTTCATTAGAACAGATTGAAGAAGAAAACAAGCAGTTCCAAAAACGTAAACTAGAATTAGAATTAAACCTATTGGGGTTATACAAGTAACACCCACAAGTTCCCTTGTTCGTGATATACTATCTTTAGTAAGAAAAATAATATTTAAGGGGTGTGCGTATGTCACGGCAAGAACTTATGGAACAAGCACAAACTTTATTATCAGAAGGTAAACTTGATGAAGCTGAAAAAGTAATGCAACAAATTAAAGCTTTAGACGAGGAAAAACCTAAAGAAGAAGAACGTGCAGTTGATAATAAAGAAGAGGAGAAGCCAGAGGAAGAGCCTAAAGCAGAAGAAGCTAATGACGAACCAAAGGAAGAACCTAAAGAGGAAGATAAAAAAGAGGAACCAAAAGAGGAACCAAAAGAGGAACGTTCAGCAAAACCTGAAACAGATGTTGAAGAGCCTAAAGAGGAACCAAAAGAAGAACCTAAAAAAGAAAAACGCTCACTAGAGCAAGAAGGAGAAGAAAACATGGAGAAAGTTATTTTAGAAGGACAAGAAGTAGAAAATACAGAAGTACGTGGATTCTTAGAATACTTACGTTCAAAAGAAACACGCGCATTGCCAGAATCATTTGAAGGTGTTAAATCTGCTGATGCATCAGCAATTATTCCAGAAGAAATTATCACAAAAGCTAAAATGTTACCTGAAACAGTTGTTGACTTACGTAACATGATTACACGTCAAAAAGTAACACATGCAATGGGTAAATATCCAATCTTGAAAGCTAATGAAGCAGTATTGGCATCAGTTGAAGAACTTAAAAAGAACCCTGATTTAGAAGGACCAGCTTTCGAAGAAGTCAAATATGAAGTTGAAACTTACCGTGGTCAAATTGCAGTAGCAGAAGAAGCTCTACAAGATTCTGATGACGACTTATCTGGAATCATTGCACGTCACATCCAACGCCAAGGTTTGAACACAGCTAACAAAGCTATCGTTGCTAAATTAAAAGAAGCAACAGCAGTAGCCGCAACATCAATTGACGACTTGAAAACACAAGTTAACACTGGTTTTGACCCAGCTTACAACTTAGAATTTATCGTTTCACAATCATTCTTTAACACTTTAGACCAAATGAAAGACAACAACGGACGTTACTTGTTAGAAGATGATATCAAAGCACAATCAGGTAAATCTTTATTAGGACGTAAAGTAACTGTTTTAGCTGATAAATTAATTGGTACAGCAGACGGTGACAAAGTAGCATTCTTAGGACAACCTGATGCATTCGCAGTGTTCTTCGACCGCGTAGACACAACTGTACGTTGGGTTGAACATCAATATTACGGTCAAGTATTAGCAGTAGCAATGCGCTTTGACTGTGAAGTAGTTGACAAAAAAGCAGGTAAATACATCACTTTAACACCTGCACCCTAGTACACCACCTGTAGTAGGACAGGTGACAACGACAGAAACATCAGCAACAATTGAATTAAGTTAACCAATGAGGGTAGGGCTTGCGCTCTATCCTCTTATTATATTATAAAGGGGATAAGATAATGGCTAAAGTATTTAATGTATACAAGAAAGATGGTACAAAAGTATTAACAGAGGTTGCATCACCAGCAGTTATCACTGGTTTGACAGCAGGGACAACATATGCAAAAGGTGATTACCAAGTATCAGCTATTGAAGATGGTAAACCAGAATCGAAAAAGATTGATATTCCAGAGTTCAAAACACAACCTGCAGTGGTTGAACCAGAAGTACCAGCAGAATAAGGAGGTATAATATATGTTGCAGTTAGAGGAAGTTAAGAACAACCTAAGATTAGACTATGACTTTGATGATGCCTACCTACAAGGCTTGATTGATACCAGTGAACTATTCATCTTAGGAGCTATTGAACTAAAGACAGCACCAGATGATAAACGATTCAAGACATTACAGTTCATGTTGGTTTCATTATGGTATGAAAACAGAGTACCAGCAACAAGCGCATTACAACAACAAGTACCCTTTACAATCGTAGCAATGATTCACCAATTAAGGGGGTTATATGATGTCACTGATACCAACACAACGGCTTGATAGGAAGATAAGTATCCAACATAAAACCACTCATAAGAATGAATATTATGAGTGGGTCACTGATTGGGAAACCAAGGGCACTATATGGTGTTCAGTAAAACAGCAGTATTTCAAAGACTATAAAGAATCATTAGGAACTGTTTTAGAAGATACAACAAACTTTATTATTAGATATGAACAACAGATTCATATTGACAATAGTATGCGTGTTGTATACAACGGTGTTAACTATGATATCATACAAGTATTAGAAGGTAGCTTTCAACGTGATTTTACAACGCTTGTATGTAAGAGGGTGAATAAATGAGCAGTCCAAACTATGTTGACTTTTCACAAGTCTACAAGCAATTAGAAAAAAGCGGTAAAAAAGCTGACTTAATAGTTAGTAAGGCGGTTAATACAGCTGGTGAAAAAGCAATGAATGAACTAAAGCAAAACACACCACGCTTTGATGGTAAGAAGTATAGCAGGGATGGTCAGGACTACAAAAAAGAACATATGCGTGACCATGTTGTAATGAGCAAAGCAAATAAGAACAACCATATAGCAGAGGTTGGCTTTGATGATGATGTAGCGTGGATGGCACACTTTCCAGAGTTAGGAACAATCAAGCAACGACCACAAGGCTTTATCCAAAAAACAATAAACACCATTGAGAGTGAAGTGGTATCAATCATTCAAAAAGCATTACAGGAGGCGTTTCTAAAATGAGATTACCAATATTACAGGTTGCAGAAGCATTAGAACAAGCTCACCCAGAAGTCAACTGGTTTACTAATGAAGTACCCACTGAATTTCAAACATTACCAAAATTGCCAGTAGGTAGAATTGTAGAACTTGACGGACGGTACACAGAATATGCCAGTGCAGACCCTAACTATTTTGTAACACATGTTCAGGTGGATTTGTGGTGTGAGGACTTGAAAGAAGTTGAAAACTATTACTTTGAAATTGACAAGACCATGCGTGCAGATAATGTGCAGTGTGTATTATCTCAACAATCATATGACCCAGACCTAGAGGGGGCACGTAGAGTTATCAAACGTTACACAATCAATCAAAGAGTTGTCTAAGTTACACCCTAAAAGAAGTGTTTTAGTGATATAATATCTATAGTAACAAAATAAATATATTGAGGAGTGGTTATCATAGCTGTTGTAGGATTTAAAAAAGCAATCATCTCAGTACGAGGTGGAGTAGATGGAACGACAATTGAAAAACATGTAATTGACAAAACAGGTGGAGGTACTATTGAAGCATCTATTTCAGGTATTTCAGCAGAACAAACAACTGTTTATGCATCAAACGTTCCAATTTGGGTATCAGCTAAGGGTGTTGGTGAGTTATCAGCATCATTAAACGTGTTTGACTTATACAAAGATGGTGTATACGAAAAAATCTTGGGTATCACACGTGATGGAGATGGTATCGCATCAGTTGGTGAAGATACAGAAGCACCTTACGTATCAGTTACTTTTGTAGCAGATGGTGCAGACGGTAAAGAAATGTACTTTGGTTTAACTAAAGGTCGTTTCAGTCACCCAGAAATCGCATTGAATACAACTGAATCAGGTGGAACTGAACCTAACACAGAAACAATTGAAGGTTCATTTGTAACAGACGACCGTGGTATTGCTTATATGTCAGGTGTATCTACTGAAACATTAACATTAGATAAATTCGTTGACAAATTAAACAATGTGACTACACCCTAGTACACCACCTGTGGTAGGGCAGGTGACACCAGCTGATACATCAGCAACAATTGAATTATCGTAATATAAAAAGAGTACTTACTAAGATGTAGGTACTCTTTTTATATACAACTGGTTTCACCAACACCCACAACCACTGGTGTTTATGCTATAATATCTTTAGTAAGAAAAAATAAATTTATTGGAGGAATCAATTATGATTAAAATTACACTACAAAATGAAGAAGGAAAAAGCTTTACAGTCAAACAAAAATCTATTTCAACTCGTTCAATGCGTGAACTAATTAAATTCCATGCAACAGTTGAAAAAGTTGAAGCTGGTGAAGTTGAAATGTCAGAACTACAAATGATTGATGAAATGATTCAATTAGTAGCTGATATGTTTATGGACCACGTGTTACATTTGATGCAATTCAAGATTCTATCACAGCAGATGACTTAATGCCTACGATTGAAGATATTTTCTCAAATGCAATGGGAAGCAATGACGAAGGAAAAAAAGCCTAGGGCTGATGAGTTAAAAGAATTAGAAAATACGTCATTCACAGAACAGTTAGAAAACTTTGATGACTTATATAGACAACTATTAGAAAGTGGTAATTGGAGTTTATCAGAGATAAACAATTCTGATTACTACTTTCTTTTAGATTTATTTAACAATCAGAAAGCCCCTAAAAAAGAGAAGAAGCAAGACCCTATGTCATTCTTTGGTTCAGTATTATCACCAGCAGAGATGGCTAGAGCGAAAGGAGAACTTGAATAATGGCAGATAAACCAATTGGTAACATGAAGTTTGGTATTGGTGTTGAGGGTGTAGACAATACCATTAAAACACTAGACCAGTTACAAAGTAAAATGCGACAAGCTGAAAGTGCTATGCGTGCAAATGCAAAGGCATTTGATGATGGTGGTAAGAGTATGCAAGGTTTAAGTCAAAAAACAAAAGACTTAAACACTGTAATGGGGTTAGAAGAACAAAAGATTAAGATTTTACAAAAGCGCAGAGATGAAGCTATTCAGAAATATGGTGCTGAATCTAAGCAAGTGGATAATCTTAATACTAAAATTAATCAATCGACAGCCAAGTATAATGCATACAACCAACAGTTATCAAAAACAACAACAGCACTAGAGAAACAAGTGGTTTCATCAAGTAAATACGGTAAACAAGTTGAAGCTAATAACAAAGCAACAGAAAAAGAAGTAGCTATTGCCAAAAAACACGGTACAGAGATAGACGTTGTTAAGGCAAAACAAGAGGGTCAACGACGTAACCTAGAGATAATGAACAAGGCTGTCAGAGAACAGTCAAATGAGGTAACACAGTTAACTAAGAAGTATGGTGCTAATTCAACAGAGGTAAAAGAAGCACAGCAAAAACTACAAGCATACGCAAACGAAGCACGCAAAAGCGAAAAGAATGTAGATGCTTTAGGTAATGAGCTAAAAGAAACAGAAAAAGCAATGAAGGGTGTAAGCACAGAATCAAAAGACGCTAGCTCAAGTGCTAGTAAGTTAGATGGTGTGTTCTCATCACTTAAAAAGACAGCTTCTGGGGTGGGTAGTTCTATCAAGTCAGGATTTGGCAAGATTGGTTCTGCTATTGGTTCAGCAACAAAGGGTGTAGGTATATTCTTAGGTGCTGGTGCATTAGGTGCAGTTGCAAATATTGGCTCAAAAGCATTTAATACTGTTAAATCATCAATTGATGGTGCATTAAATAGGATTGATACATTAAACAATAGTACACGTGCATTTGAGAACATGGGTGTAGCTACTGGTGATATAACCAAGAACATGGATAAGCTACAAGAGGCAACACGTGGTCTACCAACAGCCTTAGACAGTGCAGTGAGTAACGTTCAGTTGTTAACAGCATCAACAGATGATATGGGATTATCAGTTGACGTATTTAAAGCAATGAATGATGCCATCCTAGGGTTTGGTGGGGACGCACAGATGGTTGACAGCGCGGTTGTTCAGTTATCGCAATCGTTCTCAAATGGTAAGGTAGATGCGCAAACGTGGAACTCAATGATTAACAGTGGTTTAGGACCTACCCTTAATGCCTTAGCAAAAGAAATGGGCATGACAACAGGGGCATTAAAAGAAGGATTGTCATCAGGTAGCATATCAGTAAGACAGTTCCAAGACGCCTTAGTTAAAATGGATAAAGAGGGTGGTGGCGGTCTTAAGTCATTAGAAAAGATAGCTAAAGATAGTACACAAGGTTTTGGTACTGCGATAGCCAACATGAAATCAGCTGTTACTCGTGGTACAGCTAAGATGATTGAAGGACTAAACAAATCACTAGAGAAAATGGGTCTACCATCTTTCCAAGAGCAGATAACAAATACAGGTAAAAGGTTTGAAGCTTTCTTGGGTGGATTAGGTAACAGCCTACCTGAATTAGCCAAAAACCTTTCATGGGTTGGTAAGCTATTCAAGGGTACATTTGATGTATTTGGAAAAGTTACAGGTGAAGCGTGGGGTTACTTATCAGGCTTTGGTAAGAATGTTGGTATGTGGGCAGAAAACATTAAACGCATCTGGAAAGGTGAGGGGCTCATAAATGTTGGCGCGCTTGGTTTAGATATAAAGGGAATAAATAGAATTGACAGTGCAGTAAACCAGTTTAAATCATCATTAAGTGGGTTAAAATCGTGGGGTTATAACTTTAAATCAGCATGGGAAGGTAATGGCTTAGTTGACTTAGACATGCTTGGTTTATCAGACGAAAAAATGAAAACTGTATCTAATGCTATTGTAGGTATTAAAGAATCGTTAGGACGATTTAAAGATTACATCAAAAATGCATTCACTTTTGGTACTGGTGACGGTACTCCAGCTGGATTCTTTGAAACATTAACAAAAGTAGTTGATTTTATCACAGTTGAGATTATTCCAACAGTTATACCATTAATTGACAAAGCCTTAAAAGCAATCACTAAGTTACTTGGTGGCGCTCAAAAGATTTTCAAAATAGTATTAGACTTCTTTGTAAAAGAACTACTACCAATGATTATGCCAATCATTCAAGAGTTAGCAGAAGCTTTAGGTAAGATATTTGACAAAATAAGCAATTGGTGGGACCAAAATGGTGACCGTATTGGTAAGGCAATTATGAACCTACTTACACTATTGAAACCAATATTTGCTATTGCAATTGAAATTGTAAAATCATTTGTTAAATCAGTTGTGGGATTCATTGATGGAATGGTAGATGTTATCACAGGTATTATTGATGTATTTTCAATGGTACTAACAGGCGACTTCACTGGTTTGTGGGATGCGATTAAACGTATCTTCTTTGGTGGAATCCAAGCTGTTTGGGAATGGTTCAATCTCATGTTTATTGGTAAGATTTTCAAAGGTGTTAAAGGACTAGGTACATCAGTAAAAGGTACAATCAAAGGAATGTGGGATGCTGTTAAGAACTTCTTTACAAGTGGCGGAAGTAGTGCTGGTGCATTATTTGACAGATTTGGTGGAAGTATCAAAGGTATCGCAAACAACTTCAAGAACGCAATAAGTGGTACAGTAAGTAACATGTGGAATGGTGTTAAGAACTTCTTTAGTAGCGGTGCAAATGGTGCTAGAAACATCTTTGACGGATTCAAGAATGGTATATCTAGCCTTGCTGATGGAATGAAAAGCGCTGTAGGTAATACTATTAGCAAACTCTGGACGGGTATCAAGAATACATTTAGTACAGGTATTGACACAGTGTCTAACTGGTTTGCTGACCTACCAACCAAGATGGTAAGAGCAGTTGAGAAGGGTGCTGGTGCAATAACAGGTGCTTTTAAAGGTATTTTCAATGGCGTACTAAGAGCCATTGGCGGTCCAGTAAACGGAATTATTGGCGGTGCTAACTGGGTATTAGAAAAGTTTGGCGCACCACAAGTTTCTAAATGGGATGTACCACAGTATGAACAAGGAACAGGTTCAGGTGGTCACGTAGGTGGACCAATGGTAGTCAATGACGGCGGTGGGGCTGAAATGGTAATCACACCTGACGGTAATGCAATGATACCTAAAGGGCGTAACGTAATGATGAACGCACCTAAAGGCACACATGTATTGAACGAACATGAAACATCAGCTTTCTTAGGTAAACGTGGACGTGTTCCATTCTACAAAAAAGGAACTGGTTTCATGGATGGCGTAAAAGACATGTGGTCTAATACAAAATCATTTGTAGGTAACGGAATCAACAAGGTAAAAGAAACCATTGGCGATATTATGGATTGGGTAGGTAAACCATTAGACCTAGCACGCAATGCGATTATGGGTGCAATGGACTTAGGTGGACTATCACACATCCCACTTGACATGGCAAAAGGCTTAGGCGGTAAAGCGACAAATGCCTTTGCTGAAAAAGTAAAAGCCTTATTCAAGAAAAAAGAGGAAGAAGAATCAGCTGGAGCTGGTGGTGATTGGGCACCTGTTATCCGCAAGGCGGCGAAATACATGGGTCAATCAATCAGTAGTTCACAGGTAGCTGGTTTAGTTGCTCAAATCATGCGTGAATCAGGTGGTAATGAAAAGATTGTTCAAAGTCCAGATGTGGTTGACGTTAACACATTAAGTGGTAACCCAGCACGAGGATTGTTACAATATATTCCACAGACATTTGATGCCTACAAGGTTCCTGGTTATGGTAACATTAACAATGGTTATCACCAATTGTTAGCGTTCTTCAACAATAGTAATTGGGAAAATGACTTACAGTACGGTAAATCCGGTTGGGGTCCACGTGGTCACCGTATTAGAGGTTACTTCAATGGTGGTATTGCAAAAACACCACAGATTGCAACACTAGCTGAAAACGGCTACCCAGAAGTTATTATCCCAACTGAACCATCTAAACGAGGTAGGGCAATGGCATTGCTTAACCAAGCAAAACAAATGCTAGGTGTTAAGGATGAACGTAACCATGTTGGCGGAAGTAGTGAATCACAAGATATAGCATTATTAGTTGGTTTAATGCAACAACAGAATGAACTATTACAAGCTATATTAGATAAAAACACAGATGTGCTTTTAGATGGTAAGAAAATGAACAAGGAACTAAACCGTATAGACGCAACGCAACAACGTAACAACAGACGTAACTTAGGCTTAATTTAAAACATAAAGACAACTCCTTTACAAGGGTTGTCTTTTGTGTTATAATGATACTATAGTAACTAAGAAAAGGAGATAATACACATGAAAGAAAACTATAACTTTTTAAGGTCATTCACGTTCAATGGTATGGAAACAAGTCATTTGTTTCAGATAGCAAAAGTAAACATACCGTTTTTATCAAAGGATAATGACTATTATAATGTTGGTAATACAGATGGTAAACACTTTAGAAACAGTAAATTAGGAGAGTATAGTATTAGCATTGATGGGTTCATTATATCTGATAATTCTAAAATGAGTGTTTCAAAGACAAAAGATGAACTTGTTAAAATAATCAACACTGATGAACCAAAGAGACTTATCCTAGATTTATTTCCAGATAGGTATTTTAGCGCTATATTTTCTGGAACACAGGAATATGATGCAACAGACACAAAGTACACACCATTTACATTGGTATTTGATGTACCAGATGCGCTAGCTCATCAAATAGAACCTAGTGGCTACACTAATGTAACAACTACAAACGAAAACCTAGTTATTGATTCTGAATTTAAGGATATACGTAAGTACTATAAACCTTGGACAGTGAAGCTTGTGGAGGATAACAATGGTAGTTCCATTATACGTGGTGACTTTTCAACATCAAGACCAACTGGCTTTGATAGTGTTGATTGGGACGAAGCATGGTTTCAAATGAACGCATACACACGTAGGATTATTAAAGATTTAACTGTTGGGGCTAAAGTTAAGGCTAGCATAGAGGCTAGGGTTGTTCAAAAAAATAATAATTTTGAAAACAATGGTAAGCTAATTGTTGAAGAGTGGGGTATTAATCCAACACGTATTTTAGAACGTCACGAAGTTGTTATTCCAGCTACAGAGACTGAGACATTTACTAGATACACTATTGATACAACTATTAAAAATAAAGATACACAAGCTATTAACCTTGCGTTTGGCTCAATAGGAAACTTCACAATAGTTGACTTTAGCAAACCTATGCTTAGTATTAACCAAGCAGAACCATTTATATATGTACCAAGTGAAACAGCTTTAACAGAAAACCTACTGGTTTCAAATAATGGAACATATAGGACTTACCCAAGATACACATTCAAGATGAACAGTGAGAATGCAATGGTAGCTCTAATTAATGATAAAGGTAATATTTTACAGTTTGGTAACCCAAATGATGTTGATGTAGCTACATCACTAAAAGTTGAAACAGTTAAGTGGTGGGACTTCTGGGGTGACACATTAGGTGAGGAATGGGTTATAAACAGGAACTTTGATACATCATATCCTAATTACGCATTTGACCCTAGTAAACCTAATGTTTTTTCAGGAACATTTGACATGGCTAAAAACCCAGATGATGTTACACCTACATTTACACCTAATACTGGTACAGGTTATTGGCATGGTCCATCTATGCTTGCACCGTTTCCAGCAAACTCAAATAATGAACGTACAGGACCAATTACAGCCTCAATTCGATTCAATTTCTTATATAGTAAAATTCAAGCTATGGGACGGGTTGAGATGAATTTACAAGATGTAAATGGTAAAGCTGTTATGTCAGTAGTATTCAGAGATTCTACAGCAGATAATGATAATATCTACATGGAATGTATATACAAAAATGAGATACAACATACGTATACCCTTGATAAGAATAAGTTTAAAAACGGGTGGCGCGAAGTAACCCTTGAACGTTGGTCAGATAAGATTGTTTGGCGGTTATCTCAAATAAAATCATTAGCTCCAAACGATAATGTACATGTTGGTAACGAATTTAAATATGCGCTTAACATTGTAGATACATCAGAAATAATGAGTTACGGACAATGGTTTCAACGTTGGCAAAACAAATTACATGTGCTAATGAGTGTTTCAGATGTAAAAATCAGATGGCGTGATGTTTCAGTAACTACAAATGTAAAAAACATTTTTCAAGACGGTGATATTGTTGAGATTGATACCAAACAACGTGTGGTATATGTAAATGGTGTTATTAATGGAGATATAAACACTGTTGGTAATGAATGGGAAAAATTTAGACTAGAATTAGGGGATACAACCATCACACCTATCGTTTCTGAATGGGCAAGTAGACCAGAGGTAACAGCTATAGTTGAAGAAAGCTACTTATAAAAATAAGGGTGGTGTAATAGCCACCCTAAATGGAGGTAATAAAATGGATTTTTATGTAACAGATAGAGAGTTCACACTTAAAACAATTATATCAACAGAAGGAAACACCGTATTCAAAGTGGTTTCTTCAAAAGATACAATAGAGTTATCAACAGCATCACGGAGACTAGATATTGATGTTAGTTTTACGCATGATACAACAGATAAGGCAAAAGAATATTTCAAGGTAGGTAATTACTTTTTATACAAGGACCTTAATGGTAAATTTATATGGGCAACCATTATGAAAGCTACACATGACCCATTGAATCAGGTTCGCAGTTTAGAGTTAGAAGTTGCATCACTTGACCTACTAAACGAAACTGTACCTGAATATTCAGCAGACAAGCAATATACTGCCAAAGAATATATTGAGATGTTTACTTGGGATTCTGGATATACAGTAGGAATAAATGAAATACCTAATTTAAAACGTACATTAAAATGGGATTCAGCCATGACCGCATTAGAACGCATACAATCCGTTGCCACGCAATTTGATAACGCTGAACTTGAATTTACCTATGAGTTTGATGGTAATAAGCTAACACAGCGTAAAATAAATATATATAAGAAACGTGGTAAGAATACAAATCACACTCTATATGTAAATAAGGATATTAACTCAATAACTACAGAGGAAGATATATACTCACTTCTAAATAGCGCCCATCCAGTTGGTGGAACACCAGAGGGTAAGGACGAACCCATAACATTGAAGGGGTTTAACTGGACTGACCCCTACAAGAGATTTACAGTTGACCCAAAAGGTGGTTATGTATATGACACACAGAACATAAAAGAGTGGTCAAGAACCAATACAACAGCTCATTATTTCATGCAAGAATTGCAGTTTGAAGCAATGTCACAGCAGAAGTTATTAGATGAAACAATACTTCATTTAAAAAAATATAGTAAACCCATAGTATCATATAACGTAGATATTGCAAATATACCATATCAGTTAGAAGTTGGGGACACATTGAAATTAGTTGATGAAAACGAAAAACTATACCTACAATCAAGAGTACAGGTACTGGAGTATGACTATACAACTAATACATGTGAAGCTACATTATCTGACTTTGTTAGACTTGAAAGTGGTATAAGTGACGAGTTAAGAAAGTTAGCTAATGACTTACAGGCAAACTTAAATAAAGGTATTAAATCAGTGCCAAAAGTATATGTACAACCTGACCTACCTGTAAATGCAAAAGAAGGTGATATTTGGTGGGTATCAACAACAGAGCAACAAGAGTATGAGGTTAGAGGCATAGACAATGGTTTGATTAGTGGTTATAAAGTATTTAGAGGTGGACAGTGGGTAGAACAAACAATTGACCAATCCATACTTAATATTGAAACACTAAACGCAGTAAACATCAATGGTTCTATCATTAACGGTTCTGAATTTATAACAACATGGAATACAACAACAGGTGATGTTAGGAAGGTTGGTAGCGCCAAATTATCAGATGGTACGTTAGGTATTGAAAACTACACCTATGCTACACATAATGGTATTGAAACACTAAGAAAACTAGATATATCAACAATATATAACAGTGATATATCTAACTTCGCACAGTCATATGACATGGAAACGGGTTTAAATATAACAAGAACATCAACGGCAAAACTAGTTGATGGTACAATAGATATTGCCACCACTTATCCAAGTGGGTCACCAAAACCAAACTCATATACTGTTTTGAATGGTGAAGGTATAACCGTTAACAGAAAGAAACCATTTGGCGCTTTCTTTAGTGCTGGTCCAAACTTAGACAAGGCAGGTAATAATAATCTACTAAGAGTAGGACCGTATAGTGGGGCAGACTTTAACACCTCAACATATGAGGTCAATCAAACAATTATTTTCAATCCAAATAGGGATGCGTTCCAAATACTACGTGACTGCACTTTAAAAATAGATGTTACATTACGTCACCAAGGAGATGGTACATCCTCACAATCACCTTACGTCTATACAGCTATTGTTGTTGACCAAGACATAACTAAGTTAACATCAAAACCAGAGTATGGGTATATACAAGCTATAGGTTCATACGGTAGTAACGTTCCTAACCTACGTTTTATATCAGGTGGTTCATATGTAGTAAACTTTAAAAAAGGAGATTATGGCGCATTACGTTTATCTCTTGCCGGTGGCAAATACAGCTTTATAAGTTCAGTACCATCAATGCAAATAACAGAAGTATTTAGTATAGATTAATAATGTAAAACACCTCTTTTCAGGGGTGTTTTTATTTGCTTTTAAATGGATAATCACCCACATTGGTGACTGAAAAACGCTTAGAATCCTCCTATGAAGCACACCATTTCCCCTATTTAAGTGATATACTATAGTAGTAGCTGAAAGGCGGTGGTTTACTATAAAATAAGGAGATGCTGACATGGAAGAAAAGGACTTTATGGAAATAAAAGTACAACTGGCAAGAATTGAATCAAGCTTGGAAGGTATTCCAGAATTGAAAAATGAGTTGAAAGCAAACAATCAATTATTAAGTGAAACACATCACCGTTCAATTCAAAATGAGAAAGACATTGCTAGTATAAATGACCGCTTAAAATGGTTATCACGCACAGTAGGTAGCGCAATTATTGTGGCTGTCATTGGTGCGATTATTACAATATTATAAGGAGAGTGTTAAAAATGGATTGGAAAACACGTATCAAAAACAAAGCGTTCTGGATTGCTTTAATTCCAGCAGTAATTGTTCTGGTTCAAGTTGTGGGTAACATTTTTGGATTAGACTTATCAAACCTAAGTGGTTTGAGTCAACAACTAATTGACGTGGTTAATGCAGTATTCGTTGTGTTAAGTATTTTAGGGGTAGTTATAGACCCAACCACAAAAGGTATTAGAGACAATAAGGAGGATAAATAAGTATGAAATTAAAAGGTATTTTATTTGGTGCATTAGCAACCATTGGTTTGTTTGCTGGAATGCAAACAGCTAACGCATATGAAGTTAATAATGAGTTCAATTTAAGCCCTTGGGAAGGTTCAGGACAGGTTGCAGTACCTAATAAGATTATCTTACATGAAACTGCTAATGAACGCGCCACAGGACGAAATGAAGCAACGTACATGAAAAACAACTGGTTTAATGCTCATACAACAGCTATCATTGGTGACGGTGGTATTGTGTATAAGGTTGCACCAGAGGGTAACATTTCATGGGGTGCTGGTAACGCAAACCCATACGCACCTATTCAAATTGAGTTACAACATACACATGATAAAGAGTTGTTCAAAAAGAACTATAAAGGGTACATTGACTATACAAGAGACATGGGTAAAAAGTTTGGTATTCCTATGACACTTGACCAAGGTTCTTCTGTTTGGGAAAAAGGTGTCATCTCTCATAAATGGGTATCAGATTATGTATGGGGTGACCACACAGACCCATATGGTTACTTAGCAGAAATGGGAATCAGTAAAGCTCAACTTGCTAAAGACTTAGCCAATGGGGTATCTGGTGAATCAGTAAAACCAACACCAAGTAAACCAAAGACATTCAAAAAAGGTCAAAATGTTTACATTTATAACGGTCACAAGTCACACAATGGACCAGTGGTACCATTCGTAGCTGGTGCAAGTCTTTGGACACAAGTTGGTACAATTACAGAAGTTAAACAAGGTGCAGTCAATCCGTACAAGATTGAAAACAGTGGTAAATTTGTAACATATGCTAACGCTGGTGACTTAGAGGACCTTAACACTAAGTTCCCACCAAAACCAAGCAAACCAGTTAGTCAGTTTACAATTGGTGTTGACGCTATTGTTTTACGTAGTGGACGACCTAGCGTATATGCACCAGTATACGGAACATGGAAACAAGGTGCAGTATTCAAGTATGATGAAATCACAGTTGGTGATGGCTATGTATGGATTGGTGGAACAGACACTAATGGTACACGTATTTACTTACCAATTGGACCAAATGACGGAGACCCTAACAACACGTGGGGTACATTAGTATAAAACAAAAAGACACCCTATATTGGGTGTCTTTATTTGCATTTTAATGGATAATCACCTTACTTTGAATCTGAAACGTGCTTAGAATGCTCCTATGAAACACAGGTTTCTAAGATATTTGGTGCAAATCCACCAGTTACAATAGGTTCATCATCTTTGAACACAACTGGTAAAGAACGAAATCCGCATTCCATTAAATACTCTAATGCGCTTAAATCTTCATCTACATTAATTTCTTTATAGTTAACACCTAACTCTTGTAGTTTGCGTTTTGTCATTTTACAAGGCATGCAATTGTTTTTAGTATAAATTTTAATCATGCTAACACCTCCAAAATTTCATTATAAGCATCATTTAAGCTATACGTTTGAAAATCGCGACGAGTTCTTTTTTCTGTATTGGTAATTCTTACCACTACTCCACCATCTAAATAGCCATGTTCAATACATATTATCGTATCATTTACTTTAATGTGATACTGTCCTGTACTATATTTTGTTGCTTTTTCATTCTTCACTAACTCACCATTTAATCTTGTAACTAAACCTCTAATATTCATTATAATTCCTCCTAATAGTTGATAGGTAAAGTATATCACCTTACCTATCGTTTGTCAATACTTTAGTCAATATAATTTTTAACTTCCACTGGTTTGAATCCTTGTAATTCTCGTTCATGATGTGCTTGTTCAATACGTTCTTTATAGTTTTCACCAAACCATAGTTCAAGTGTATCTTCAACTTGTTCAATATAGTACTGTTTGTCAATTTCATCAATTGTAATACCTTCACCAATCGCTTCATTACTGATTGTGTAGTATTCTGGTGCGTTTGCCAGTCCTTTTGTATATGAAACATTATCCTTAAATTCATCTGCTTCAATATCTACCAACTGACCTTCTTTGACCTTAAATAGTTCTACTGCTTTACTAGGGTCTTTAACTGCAAACACACGGTTAACCTTTTGAGCTTCACTTTCATTACCATTGATGTCACGTTGTACAGTTCTATCAAACGTCCAACCTGTTTTAGTGATGATTTGGAATTGACGTAGTTCGTTGCATTCATTGATAAACTCTTTATAGTCCTTACCAGCAACTAGATAGTTAATGAACGCATTTGATACAATAGCTTTTGATACTTTCATACCACCTGTTAAGCCAATAGCGCCTTTTACTTTTACTTTTCCATTTGGTTGTACTGCAATGTAGTTATTTACATCTTTTTGCCAAATTTCACGGAACATATCCTTATCTAATGTTAGCCCAATCTTGTTAGCAAATTCATCTAAAGCTTCATCAATTGCTTTGTCATCAGCTTCACTATTTGGAATATATGCGTGTGCATCTGTATTTGATTGAATAAACTGCGCTTTACCTTTAATCAATTCATACATGTTTGTCATAATCAATTGACCTGTAGCACAAACTAAGAACTGGTTTCTTGGGTCATATAGTCCATTAAATTCAGCACCAGATGCACCAAACTTAGTGTTAAGTGGTAACTTGATACCGTTAATCATTACCCAAGTTGGTACTTCTACACCCTTAATATCAGCTGTTTCTTCACCTGAATACTTAGCATCCATACGTTGTTTAAGTAAGTCACTATAGCGGTGAAGTTTATCTTTTGGAATATTTCTTGATAGTAGATTGAACTGAACCATTGTATTTGGATATAGTGAACCCCAGTCACGCATTGGGAACAATCCAATATGAATATAGCTAGGTACTGCACCATGCACACCACCACTACCAAATACCATTTCATAGCCATCTTCTGTAGTGTAGTTTAGTGACACATTTAGTTTACCCTTTTCATTTAGTTCAAACTCATGGTTCAAGTAAGCTTCTGCAATCTCTTTTGTATTAATGTTTAATCGTTTATCTAACTCTAATGGGTCTGTCAAGTCTGGTCTAACTTCTTGTTTAGTTGCACCAAGTAATTTAGCTGTCAAGTTAGCATTGGTTTGTAATAGGTCTGTCTTATCCATGTCAAACATTAAAGCAATAGTTGCTTTAGCTAACAACATACTAATGTTTTGTTCAAAACGTTTTTCAGTTGCTAACACATCATTTTTACAGTATGCAATATTTTTATCTTTCTCTTCACCTGTCAATGGTCTATCCATGTCAAAGTCTACTTCTGTTTCTTTAATGTTGATACCTAAGAATGCTGAATGTTCTTTTAAGCTGAAACCTTTATTATCTTGGTATAGGTCCATGCCAAACAGTGGCGTTTTATGACTATCAAACATCTTGTAAACTAGACCTCTATTATCTGATTCAATGATTGTTTTAGACATCTGATAAGCATTTTTACCTTGTAAATAGCCACGCATTACATTGTTGTCATATGACGCATTATTATACCCAATAAACATTGAATCACGGTATTCAAGGTAAAACTTGCGCAATTCGTCAAGGTCATTATTAATGATAAACCATTCTTTGGTAAAGTAATCACGGAATACAAATAAGTTATCATGTTTAAAAATCTCAATATCAAATAATAAAATGGTTTGCTTTGTTAATGGTTCACTAGGTTTAAATGGTGTTTCATTACCTTTTGAAATAGTTCTAATTGGTTTGACTGTGGCAAAACCATTGCTAAATTTCAAGTCAATTAGTAAACGGTCACCAACTTCAACATTTTTCCATTTGTCCCAGTCATATTTACGAAACTTCATGATGTAGCTTGTAACGTCCCTACCATCTTCTAATGAACGCAATTTAACTACCTTCATTTCCTTTCCTTTTGCTGATAACTTTTCAGTTGATTCAATGACAACCACATCATGTTGACCAGCTCGCATAGGGTCAAGACTACGTGAATTACCTTTTAAGTTACTGAATACCTCCAATAATTTTTCAGCTAGTTCTGGTGCATCTTTAAATTCTGCAATGTTCTTCATCTATTAATTCCTCCAATTTGTTTATACTACTAGTTTAACGTACTTTAAACAATTTTTCAACTCTTTTTTATTTTTATATCACCTTGTCTATTTATACCTACTTTGACATCTTTACTCCATATACATTCAAATTTATCTTCTGGCATTTCATATTCACTTATTAATACTGTATTGTTTTTTGCTAACTCTATAGCCCACTTATCAAATTCTTCATATGGAAATTCACCTGTAGAATACCCTGTTGTTTTTCTGTAAGGTGGGTCTAAATAGAATACACAGTTATTGTATTCTTCTGGATTATAGTCTATAAACGACTTACAATCAAAGGTAATACCCTTTAAATTAGGCGCTTGTTTAACTAAATTTCTAATACCTTCTGCTGGCATATCTCTTTTAGTTACTTTGTCTGCTTTATATGCTCTAGCAAAACCTGACATATAGGATGCCCCAAACGAGCCACAGAATCCAACTAAACCAACATACCATGGTTCGTAGTCATTTCTGTTTTCTTTTACACGATAGAACTCTTCTTCACTGAATGTTTCTGGTAATTCTTTGTAGTTATCCCTAGCATATTTTAATAACTCAATTAATTCCTTGTGTAGGTCACTACCAATTTTATTATGGTGGTTTATTTTATCAATCATGTTTGCACCACCTACAAATGGTTCAATATATGCCACTGTTTCACCTGTGATATAACTTTGAATAATTGGTGCTAATTCCTTACTAAGTCTGTTTTTACTTCCTACATATTTCATATTATTTTCCTCCAATTTGTTTATACTACTATCTTACTTGATTATTGTTATTCTGTCAAGTGTTTTTGTTGCTAATTTCAACTCACGTTGTAAGAAACCTTCTGTAGCACCGTTTGCAAATCTACAGATAAGTTCTACACCATCTACTGGTTTAAATAGTTTAGCTAGTATAACTACCTTATCACCTTTACTACCAATACCATTGTGATTGTCGTTTTTAAGTTCTACATACTGACCGATTTTAAATGTGTTTTTCATTGTTATTACCTCCTATATGTATATAATAACAAAACCCCTAACGTAAGTCAAGGGTTTTGTTTGTTTATTTTAAAATGGTAAATCATCATTTTCTAAGTCAGTTGAGTTGTCAACTTCTTCAACATGTGTTTGTTCCGGTTGGTCCTCTGGGTCAAGTGGTAAGGCTTCTAACCAACCAACGTTGCTTGTTGGGTCTAATTGGTTTTTGTTAACTGTTACATCAACAACTAAACCAATTGCTTTATCTGCTGTATCCCAGTCAACATTTACATCTTCAAATAATTCATTGAATCGCGCTTTTGCTTTACCAAGTTTAGCCATGTTAGGAATGAACATTTCTTTTTTAGCAACCCATACCCCTGTGTTGAAGTTGAATGCGTAGTGCTTACCTTTATGTTCAATAACTACTGCACGTCCTTTAGGTGAATCTTGAATCGCAACAATAGGTGCTTTCTTGATTCGTTTTAAGCTAACCAGTGGTTTCTCAATTTTGATAAATCCAGAACCTTCTGTAAAATATGCTTTACCTGTTTGTTCATCAACGTATAACTCAATAGTATTATCTTCTTCAAATGAGCCACCAGCAACTTCTAGTGCTTCATTATATTTTTTCATTGCTTCTTCTGAATCTTCCCATTCGCCAGCTTCTTTATTAAATTGTTGTTTGTACGCTACTGCATCAAACATTGCTGAATAATCTTCTTTCGCAACTTGTAACTTTGTTGAAATTTCTGAATCCTCTACACTCACGATAACTAATTTTTGTAATTCTGACATAATAAAATTCCTCCAATAATTTTTTATTTTTTACTACTTAAATAGTATAACATACTTTCCCTAACTTGTGTACCTTATTTTCCTAAAATAATATAACGTTTATTGTAATTAATGAAGATATTAATTAGGTCACCACCTAGTTCATGTGCAGTACCTTTTAAGGTGTATTCATTTTCATTTTTAGTAATTGTAAAATTATCTAAATAGTATCCTACCTCATCAATCTCTACCCAACTGCTAACATACGCTGAAATCCCATGAACAACGATTGCTTCTGTTTTTCCATCTAATGTGTGTACATTCCACATTGGTAATTCAGTCATTTAAATTTCCTCCCATTCAATTCCTAATTTTTTAAGTTTGGCTAAGTCTGATGTCTTAACCTTAATACAAGTATAACTCACTTCAACTGGTTTGTCAACAACTTTATCTTCATTTCCTGTTAAAATTACAATTTCAGGAACTTTCGTTTCTCTCACTCGTTGTTGTTCAGCTTCCAGTCGTTCACGTTCTGACTTCATTTCTTTAAATTCTTCAATAGCTTCATTCATATTGAAACCATTTCTTGAATATGCAATAAGTATTGCCATGCGGTCATCTTTGTCTGTTACCTGTTCTTTCAAGTCTGAATAGTCTTGTTTAAACAGTTCAAAATACATTACAACCGCTTGTGTGATTGTCTTTTGTGACGTTGCTTTGTTAGTTACTAAGCTTCTGTTTTTGGCAATGAACTTATCAAAAGATAACCATTGTGGCGCATTATATGAAGCTTGGTACTTATTGAAAAGTTCTTCAATTTGTAATGTACGTTCTTTTTGTTCTTGCTCGTTGAATGTTTTAATTTGTACATTAACATGTTCTATACCTTCCTTTAGTACATCCTTTAATGTCTGAATCTTCTGGTTCAATTCGTCATAAGGTGTCATGATTTCACTTTTTACTAGTTTACGTTGTGTATCTAGTTCTCTAATTCGTTTATTGATTGTAGCTACTAACTTTTTATTCTCTTTGATTGTTTCTTCTGTAACTTCTTGCTCTTTCATTTTATCAGCCAACTTCTGTGCGTCATTTAGTATTTTTTCATAGTCTGCAAATTCGATTGACTGAACACCATTGGTTTTAATTGCGATTTCAAATTCCATTGCGTTCATCCTCTGCTTTCAATCGTAGCCACTTAGCTTTGAAAATCTCGTTAAATGTGAACCCCATTTTAATTAGGTCCGTTCGTTCCTCTAATGTGTTTAGTAGGTCATTTACAGTATACCCATAATCTAACATTAGTAACATTTTATAACTCATTTGTTCTTGCTTTTTTTCCACGCTTCTACGTCCTCCATTGTGATTTTATTTTCATCCTTTTTAGTACGTTTGATTAGTCCTTCAAAAGTTGAATATGTTTCGCTTTGGTGTAATGGTACCACAATTGCATCTGGTTTGCAATACTTTTCTGTAAATTCTTTATGTTCAGTTGAAGCTAAGTGACGATATGAACCGTTACTAAAAATATCAAAGCCAGTATGTGCTTTTGTTGATTCATAAAATTCAATTACTTGTGGGTCATAGTTAGATTCTAACAGAAAGTAGTCTACTTGTAAAGAGTTTTTATCTAAATATTCCTGATAATCTATTGTAGTGCTTAAATCAGTTGCATATAATAATACTTCACCTGATTCAATATCTTCAATAATTAATCCATGACAGTCAACTAATTCTTCACCAGCACCATGATAGTTCTGGATAGTTGTGAATTTCATTGTACCAATTTGAAACTGAAAGTTATCACTAAAAACAACATCAGCTGGAATTTTTGTTTTTTCAAACATTAGATTACTTACCTCTTCATTGGCTAAAATTTTAATGTTTGGAAAGTTTTCACGAATCTTCTTATAAACAGCTGGTTTGAAATGGTCGCCGTGTCTGTGTGAATAGATTAAAAAATGTTTTTCATATAGTAATGGCTCTATAAATTTGTAAGGCTTACCCGCATCAACTAATATATTAAATTGATTAGTATATATTGATACTGAATTTCCTTTACTACCTGTGTAATGTACGTTCCATTTGAATGTCATTTGCTACCTCCTAATACTGTGATGGTGTATTGCGTTCAGACCATGGGTTGCCCTCTAGTGACCACAACTCTTTACCAAGTCGTTTAGCATTATCCCAGTTATCTTTGTCAATCGCTTTATTAATTTCAATAATTAATTTGTGACGCTTATCCTCTACTTTTTTGCGCAGTGGACGTGCTACACGTTGTTTACCTTCTTGTGGATTAATAGCCCACCCAAGGTTGTTGCAGTGCGTGTTATTAACATCACCATCTTTATAATATAGGTAGCCTAGATTATCTTTGTTTAGTACAAATGATTCAGCTACTAAGTTAGCAATAAAAAATTTACGTGTCTTGTTGTGTGAGCCTTCTAATACTACGTATGGTTTGCCGTTGTCCTCATATGAGTTCCAGACCGTTAAACCTGTGTCACGGTCAATCACATACCCCATGTTTGAGACTGCGTAACGGTCGTAAGGTTCAAACAATGGTTCAAATTTTTCAATCATTCCTTTAACTCCTCTACTAATTTTTCTAATTGCTCAATGGTTAAGATAATATCATTATCTGGGTGGTATAATACCATGCTAGCCATAATATCACCATCTGGATACTTGGTTACTTCCATATATTCATGTTTGTTACCATTACAGATAAGGTGTATAGTTTTATAATTTCCAATTGGTCTATTAAACACTTCTACATTTTCCATATTATAACCCTCTTTCTTCAATATCTTCAATCAGCCAACTTAGGTAAGTTTTTGCTTTTTTAAGGTCCTCAAGACCGTTTTTGTGTTTATAACGTAATGGATATTTTAGAATATTTCCTTCTAGGAAACCACGGTATTCTTCTTTTGTCATGTTAGCTTTCATTATTTGAATTGGTTGAATACCGTTAACTGTGTAATGAATTTGATTGTCAATCAAATCTGATTCAAAATAAACTTCTACATCAGGTTCAACACCATCACATTTTGAATCTTCAAAATTAACTTCTAATTCAGGAATAACAAAATGGTTTTTAAAAGCACTCTCTGTAGTATATGTGTGCGTTCCGTCATGATATTTGACTTTCCACATTTTACCTTCCATTTTATGTGCTACACCTTTAGCCCCATTATCTTTGCGTTTTACTAACATTCCATCTTGTAATTTCATAATTAATTCCTCCTAATGTTTTATAATATCATTCTATCATATTGACGTTCATTTGTCAACACAAAACTTTTATTTTATGGTATAATATATTTATAGCTGGTAAAGGTGATTCCTCCCACCTTACACCATCACCACCTCACGTTACGGCGTGGGGTTTTTTATTTTGCATATTTAGCGATAAGTTTAAAAACTTCTTCCGCTGTTTCAATGTTTTCAAAACTAACAAATCCACTGGCTACATGTTGCATCATTACTGAATATGGATAATCTGTGCTATACATATCACCAAACCCATTTGGATTGTACTTTACATCAATAAGACAACCATTTGGGAACAATTTTCTAAACATATGCATGTTATTCATCTTTTGCCATTCTCCGTTCTTCTCGTTTTTTAACTGAATCATAGGTGCGTTTCAACTCTATTCCATCAAGTGGTGGGTTGCACCCAATTTGGTTTACATATTGTGACCATACCCATACTTCTTCATGTTCTAAGCCTGTAGCGAACAATTTGCCAATCATTTGCGTTATCCAGTTGTTTCGTCCTCCTTCATCTGCACCAGCGATAATGTCACCTAATAGGTTTGCAGTCCATTTGCGCGCACGCTTTTTATTTTTCTTTTGAATTGTTTTATCTGTGAAAATATCAAACCATTTTACAGGTAGGTCTGCAATTGGTGAATTGTCAATCACTTCATATTTTACCGTTTTTCCAGTTGGTACATCATAGGTAGTAGCTGTCATACTGTTTCCTGTGTGTGGGTCCGTTACTTCTTTTACCTTTACATTGATTGCATTGCTTGGTACTGGTGCTAATGAGTTCTTCACATGTTCGTATTGCATTAATTTAGAACCCCACCCAACAATGTAGCGTCCATGTGTTTGGAAGTCAACACCTTCAAGTTCCTTGTGGTTCTGAATGAATTGCACATCATTATATTTTTCAGGTAGGTTGTAATACAGATGAAGCCCACCACTTGGTGTCATAACTGTTTTAGTGTCTGGTAACTCAATATCATACTTTTCGCAAAACTCTTTGAGGTTATCAGCACCACTAACACCATTATGAGTGTCAATATCAATTACTGCAATACCTGATAACTTACCAGTTAAAATACCATAGTTGCCACCTTCTGCAACCCACTTCTTCACTTCTGCTTTATCTTCACCATTAAACGAGCCAGCAACTAACGGTGCTTTACCGTTCTTTTTAAGTCTTAATAGTTCCATTTCATTTCCTCCTTAAAAGTCTTTACTGATAGTTACTACTTGACCATTGTGGTCAATCTCTTCTGCACCCCATGTATCTGTGGTATCTATGAATTTAAAAATAAAGCAAGCACCTAGAAACATGATTAATAATAAACAGAACCAGCTTTTAATATAGTCTACGTATGTGTGTTTGTACCATTCTTGTAATTTATCTTCTCTTGTAAACATTGTTATAACTTCCTCTCTTTATCTTATGTACCTACTATACCATATAGTATAGTAGTTGTCAACTATTATTTTAAAATATTTTCAATATCTTCATTAGTAAAGTCTTTACCATTTGTAACTGTTTCAAAAATCTTTTTTTCTACTGGTGTATCTGGAACAATGAAATAGTACATTGGCTTCTCTGTTTGACCATGCCTGTCAATCCGTGCTTTAGCTTGTATTAACTCAACGGAACTTAATGGTAAACTGTTAAACACCATAATATTCGCTATGACTAAGTCATTTATGCCCGTAGAAGCTGACTTATAATGCGCTAGGACTACTGCGTTAGATTTACCTTTGAACTCTTTTAAATCCTTTCTAGTGCCATTATATTCGCTTGTAGGGCGTTTTAGCTTGCTTAGTAATTGTTTTAGCATTTCTAATTCAGCGTTATAGTTGTAAAAGATAACTATTCGTTCGTCGTTATGTGTTTCTAAAATAGCTTGCAAGCGTTCAAATGGTTCTTTGCTTACCTGTTTATTGATTCCTAATAAGAAGCCATGTGACACACACCGCATTGCGTTAAATAGTTTACTGCTATTATCTAATTCAATCACTTCACCGTCATCTGTTTTGTACATGCGGTTTTTCTTTAATTTATTAAACATTGCGGGTTTTTTGTCTTGTAGTAGTAGTCTTGTGGCATATATGGTTTATCACGCTTAAATTTCACGGAACATTCATCAATCATTTGTTGTAATAAATGTTCATTTTGATAACCTACAATATCCATAAACCTCATAGACCCCATTTGTCTCATTTGTTTAATCACAAATAGTTGCTCAAAATCTTTTTTAGGTTTGCGGAATACATTTAACATAAATAGTTGGCTGTAGTAGTTCTCTAGCTTACCGTTTGATATAGGTGTCGCCGTTAGAAGTCTAACGTGAGTAGTCTTTTTACACAAACTCATCATGAACTTAGTTACCTTAGAAGTACTCACTCCTACTTTGTGACTTTCATCAATTAAAATATAGGTATCTTTGTCTACCCATTTTACCAACTCAGTCAAACGCCAACTACTCTCAAAACTGATTGCCACGTGGTTTGAGCTTGCTAACAATCTTTTATTTTTAAGTGTACCTTTATTGAGTGGTATTATCTCAATACCCATCAAAGCTCCATCTTCTGCAAAATCTTGTACTTTTGGCGCTAGACAAACCACTAGTAATTTAGTACAACAACTTTTCAAGTAAGCACCAAGTGCTGAAAAAGTCTTACCAGTTCCGGCGGATGATAGGTCAAAGTTCTTTTTATCAGATAATTCAATTGATTCTATTTGATGAGGTAGTAGTTCTACTTCTCCTATTTTAGTTTGCGTATTCAAAGATGTAACCTCCTACATGGCTTACTTTACCGTTTGAGCAGTTAACGATATTAGTACGATTAACTCCCAATTGTCTCGCACATTCTCTAATTGAAGGATAGTAATTGTATTCGCCATTTGCAATATCAATTGCTTTGACTTTATGTCCTTTAGATATAGCCTCTCTCAATCTACGTGTTCCGTAATTTAGGTTATATTTTCTGGTACACCATTCAAGGTTTGAAATCATGTTGTTTGTTTTATCTTCGTTAATATGATTTACTTCTGGTTTGTTTTCTTGGTTTGGAATGAAGGCTTCTACTACTAAACGGTGTACATAATAGCTCCTATATTTATTATTTTTACATAGGTTTACTACCAAATAACCATTGTTGCTTACACAGAGTTTCAACATACGCTCTGAAACACCTTTGAAGCTTTTAACCCTTCCAAAATTACTAACTTGATATAATCCGTCATAACCTTTAATATCTTTCCAAATTTCTTCAGTCATATTCAATATTCAACTCCTCGTAGTTTATTTCTGGTAAATCAGGCTCAATATAATCTACATTATCCAAATTATCTAAATAGTTTAATAATTCAATTAAATCATCTAACCTATCTCTCAATAGTAAACCATACCCACCCGCGTCACGTACTTGTTGTAAATAAGTTATTTGTAATGGGTCTGGTTGGTAGTTGCCTGTTTTAAGCTCTAACGCTATATAATGACCTTCATAACACGCTTCAACATCAGAGCGACCAACCCTCTCATATATGTTTGCCGTGTTGACGTTTACTAATGCACCTTTAGCTTTCAAATAATCTACTACTTTCTTGCTAAATACTGATTCTTTCATTATTCAACCCCAACTGTTACCTCAATTGCATTCCATTTATCGTTGTATGCAATATTTAATACCTTGGTTTCTTCTTCATATGTTTCAAATAATAATGCTACTGAACCATTGTCAGTTGTATCAACTACTAGTGCTTTTTTACCAGCTGAATCTAAAATTAATAGGTAAATACTGTCAATCACTTCATACGCTTGTAATAAATTCATTTTACTTATCCTCCTTGAATGTTTGAGCTGCTAAGAATGTTAGTACGAATGATATAGACCATGCTATCATTACAGCATCCCTTGAACCTGTGAATACGATTGTAAAGATACCTACTAAAAATGCCACCAATACAGCTGTTAAAACTTCCATATTTTCATTCATTTTATTTTTCCTCCAATTGTTTGATTTTTTATCTAATTCTTTGTTGTCTAATGTCTTAGTGATACTTGATACTTCAATTCCTGATACTACTTTGTACTCCAAGATAATATCTTGTTGACGTTCATTCAATCCTTTGTATAATTTTACTTCTTGTTTAGCTTCGTTCATTTCTTCTTTCATATCAAGTATACCCATTGTTGCCGTTGAACCTGCAATAATAAATCCACATATTAAACCTATAATTGTTCCTGTATTTTTCATTGTTATTCCTCCTAATTGATTATATACTTAGTATAAATGATTGTCTTTATTTTGTCAAGTGTTTTGGTAAATTAATTTTTAAATTTTTGTCATATCGCCTTGGGTCAAGTGTCTTGTGAACGTCATCTACTTTGTTTAGATAGCTTGTAATTACTTTACCACTTAATAGTGACACCACAATACACTGTACTTCTTTGTTTTTTGAATAGTGTGAACGTAGTAAAATGCGCTTGTCTGCGCCTGTTTCGTTGTACTCTACAATTGTACTATTTAACATGGTTTTCATTGTCATTTCATATGAAAATTTAGTTTCTCCATTTCTTATTTTATCTTGTAAGTGAAAACCAATCTTGATACCACGCTTTAACCACAAGTCTTTTACACGCTCTCTAGCATTATATACTTGTTCAACTTCCTTGTGTGTAAACTGTGAAGCGTGTTTCTTTACTTGTCCTTGCGTTTTCTTTACTGTTCCGATTTGAAAGTCCATCTCATATCCTCCCTTTAATTTATATATTTAGTATATCAGTAGGGGCTGAACTTGTCAACCCCTTTTCTGATTTTTATTTTAAATTTTCTAATACTGTTTCAGTTAGTAGAATTACATCTAACATGTTTTCTAGTTTGTCGTTCAAGCTATGCCCTTTTTCATTATCCCCTTTGTCGTATGCTTCAATCATTTCTGATTTTAATTTGTCAAATCTTTCATTTAATCGTTCTAATTTGTTTTCGTATTTTTCTTTAGTTGTCATGGTTGTTTCCTCCTCTTAACTTATGAATTAAGTATATCATGCGAAAAAAGAAAGTCAACTGTTTTAGTCAACTTTCTTTAAATTATTTTTAAAAAATATTATCTGTTTCAGTAAAGTTGTTAGACCATTTAATATTGGTCAAAACGTATTGTGGACGTCCATTAACTCGTTTTTTAACTCTGTTTAATACAATGTTCTGTGATTTACGTTGTAGCTCTGGCACAAACTTACGAGCTGAAACAGTCATTAGTCCTTCATTTACTAACATATCGTTATATGCTTCAAGTAATTCAGTTGTTGGGATAAATGAGTTTTCATCTTCCACGAACTCAATTTCGTTCATGTCAATAAAGTTTGCCATTGTGTCATTTCCTTGGATAAAGGCATCACGCAATTTATTTGCATTATCACTGGTCCAGAAGTGTCCCTTGGTTTCTCCATTTAGTCCAAATAGTACATTTCTATATTGTTGTAAACAGTAGCTGATAAACTCTGATTTTTCTTCATATGTGAAATTCTTTGAACGTTCCAGCCACATTGAATCTGTTGGGTTATCTCTTCCCATAGTCTTGTTAAATGGTAATGTGATAATACGGCGCAAGAAACCATGTGAAGTGTCTGAAAACGTAGGCATGTTATTAGTTGTGAAAATCATTAGTGCGTAGTTAGTAAATGTAAACTTGTTAATACCTTTATACTCTGCACTCATTACGTCATTACCTGATAGTGTTTTCAGTGTACCTGTTTGTTTAATATGTTGTGCTGGCATATCCGTTTCAATGTTTACCATTTTACCAAATAATTGAGAGCTTGCGAATTTATCGTTATTACCTGACAAGCTAGCGAGTGTCGCATGACTTGTGTTTGATTTACCTACTAGCTCCTCAATAAATGCCATAACGTGAGATTTACCGTTACTACCTTCACCAGTTGCAAATACCATTGCTTGTGGGTCTTGGTTGCGGTAGAAAATACGTCCAATCAATTGAAATAGTGTTTTTGCGTCCTCTTCTAAAATGTAATCAATCCATTCAGCAACGATATTGTGTTTAGGGTTCTCAATATAATCATATTCAATTCTTGTTGTTTGGTAGTCCTCTTTTACAGTTGGTTTTAATGTGTCCTCTTTAAAGCGATATGTGCCATTTTTAAAGGCTATTTTGTTTGGGTCCATTTTGTCATTAAATGGTAAGTTAGCACCAGAAGCAAGCGCATTTTTTGCCATTCTTTGGACTGCATTTCTAAATTGGTTAGCGACCTTTGCATTTTCTGCATAATGTGGTGTGTATACCATCATAAACTCATTGTAAAGCTTTTGCCATAAACGAGCTTCTAGGTTATCTTCTGAAACCTCATAGATTTTTGTGTCATGATTATAAACCACTGGTAAACCAATTGTTGAGCTGGCATGCACTGGTAGCACCTTAGCCATGTGAACAGCTAACGCCTCTGCGTTTAATCCATCATAGCTTGGTTCTGGTCGTTGTGGTTCTGCATTCTTAGCCGCATCACCATTTTTAAAGTCAACTTCCCACTCTTTGTGGTCCTTTTCATATTCTGATAATGCCTTGATATATTGCTTACTTGGTGTTAAAGTCTTTTCAAGCGTGCTGATAAAGCTTAATTCAACTGGTTGGTCATATTCAACTTTTTGTAATTCATTTACCATCTTTATTCCTCCTAAATATCTTATGACATTAATATATCATGTAAAAAAGAGAAAGTCAACTGTTTTATTTAACTTTCTCCCTTATCATAGCATATTTAATTTTAAAAATGTTTGTCGTATTGGTATATGCCAATCCATAGTAATATAGTTACTAGTAAAATTGCACCTAATAGAATCCAACCAATTGGTTTCATTACAGATAAAGTCATTATAATACAAAATAGTATTAGACCAAATGCTATTAACGCACCTACTGCGATACATGCCATCATAAAAGCTTCAAATTTACTCATTTTGTTTCCTCCTCAAATTGTTGTTTTTGTGCTTTAGTTGCTTTCATGTCACACATTGTTGCTTGCTTGTGTATCCATGCTTTAGTAACCATGTGTATTTCATTATCTAATAATGTGATAAAATAACCACGTGTGTCTATCTGTTCAATTCTATAAATATTTAATCCATCTGTTGAAGCCCAAATTGAGCCAATCACTTTCACTGAATCACTCAATATTAGACAACTCCTCAATTAACATATTGTTATATTCTAAATTTGTTGACGGTACTAACATATCGCATTGTTCTTCACTTAGTGTTGTATAACTAAATGACTTAGAAAAGTCATCATAATAAACAACACTATTATATGTTTCAAATCTACCAATAATTAAATAATATAGGTCCTGACCATTAAACTCCCAAAATGTACCAACTTCTTTCATTATTTAGCGTCCTCCAATACATATAAGATTGAATCAACTGGAATGGTGATAAATGTGTATTGCTTTTCACCATCAATATAAAGTGTTTCTGGTTTTTCTAACTTCAATAGTTTCTCATCATTTTCAACCGCTTTTTCATACATTACAAGAATTGGTTCTTCTGTGTATAAGTTGAAATACTCATTATTTGTTAAACAAATATGATAGTTAGTTTTTACTGGCATTATCTACTTCCTCCAATTTTATAATACAATATAACCCATTTATGCGCTTGCTTCTTCGTAACGCTTCATTATAGTGGTATGCTTTAAGGTATGCACGCTGTACCTTGTTTTCTATATTTCCATATGTTACTTTGAATGTTTTTAGCTTACTCATCTTTATTGTACCTCCTAGTCCTCAATATACTTGATAATGTTGTAAGTACCCCAGATTCCAATTGTTACAAATACTAAACCAAATACTGCCATGTTGTTTTCCTCCTTTATCTTATAAAAACTTTTGTTTTTTTAAAAATTCAAGTGATTTTTTAGCTTCTTTTAATGTCATTCGTTTTTCACGTAGTGCTTCTTCTTGGTGTTTGATACGCATGCGTTTATTGTGTAAGTTTTCTTGTTCATCTCGTAACTGTTCAATTTTAGCTTCAATCAATTTCAAAGTATCAACTTCAATCAATGCGACTGGTGCTTCTTTTTCTACTAATTCATATTGTGTTTCTGAAATGAAATACTCTGGTCTTTTTTCATTTAAATAAACACAACAATCTTTTGAAACATCACAGAATCTTACAATTTCATATTCTTTACCAATTTCTAATCCGATTTCTTTGTTAGTATCAAGCAAACCAGTGTATTTTGTAATTTTAGCATATTTTGTCATTTCTTTTTCCTCCAATTCATTAATTCCTTGTTCATATTGTAAAACAATTTTGTCAACAATTTGTAGTTAAACATCTTTATCAATATATTTTTGACGTACTTTTTAGTGTTCTGCTTTCCACATGTCACACTCAATTTTTAGGTCTAATACTTCATCATCTAATTTGTCAAGTTCTTTTTCAAGTCTACGACACCTTTGTTCTAATGAAGTGTAATTTGATTGGCTTTGATTGTAAGAGTGTTCAAAATTGTTTTTAATGTCTACCAACCAGTTGTAATCGTCTTTCAACTTATTGTATTTCTTTTTTGATACTAACATTTTAATTCCTCCAATTTGTTTGTATTTATCTTACGTATCTACTATAACATGTGCTATAGTAGTTGTCAACACTTTTGTTCAAAAAGTTTTAAAGAATTTCAATATATAAAGCGCCCGTTGGTGTTGTTGAAATATTCATCACTTTTAACTCTAAATCATCATCCATATTTTCATATTGGTTAGTAAATCCTACCTCTTGTGTCAATGTGAATGTTACAATCTCTTTTTCTGTCATGTGTTCTACTAATACCACAGTACGACCAAATTCAATATGTTGTAATAATACCCATAATGTAATCATTCTTCTTCCTCCCATTCAATTTCTTTGATTGATACTAAACCAAGTGTTGTGAAATATTTGTATTCCTCGTCCCACTCTCTAAACTGTGTTAAAAGTGGTTTTCCACTACTATATGATTCTATTTGCCCACAATTACGTTCTTCAATTTGTTCTTCAATTTTATCTACCATTTCATGATAATACTTGAGCGCACTCTCATATGAACTGAACCCTCTCATTGCTGGCACTTTATAATCAACTTTTACTAACCATGCGGTTTTCATTCTACATGCCCCCAAATCTCTTTGATAGTTTCAATCATTAAATCTTGTTCAAGTTCAACTTTTTTACATACACGAATTAACCCAGCCATTAACATGTAAATCACTTCTGCTTCATCTGCTTTTTTAATATTAATACTTAACTCTTTGTTTTCATCAAGTGTTAGTAATACTTTGTTTGTCATTACTCATTACCTCCTTTAAACACTTCATCATATAATTCTTGGATTGCTTCACGTTTCACTTTTAACATTGCAATTTGTGCTGATATTACATTACTTGGTTTTCCTATCAAATGTCCTGATAAATGACCAATATCCATATTGTATTGAATAAGTGTTCGTTGAAATGTTTTTCTAATCTTAGTGCGTTCATCAATGTTGACAATCTTAAAATTTGAATCCCAAAATTCATTTAGGTACTGTTCTAATTCAAATGGTGTTGTTCCGTATTCTGGTACTTCACCATCATTATCCATGATACCATAGCCACACGCATTTTTAATAATGTCATACTCTTTTCCTTCTGTGAAAAACGGTTCTTGTGGGTCTGCTTTTGTGCATTTCATTTTTAAATCTTTGTAGTCTATCATTTTAGGTCCTCCTTAGTTATCTATGAAACCAGTGTACTATACATTCTTTAGTTTGTCAAGTCTTTTGTGTAAATCTTTTAATCTTTCTCCATATCGTTTCATTATTCCATCATACTGTTTTACATACTCTCTATAATCGTTCATATTACCTTGACTATAGTAGAAATTCATATTATCAATACAATTGTCTAAGTCCTCTGTGAAATGGTCCTGTGTGCTTTTAATTAGTTGTTCAAGCTTTTGTACTTCGTTTTCATGTTCTTCAACTTCTGTTTCAGTAATAATGTAATGCATACCATCAGATACAGTGTACTGTGCCAGTGTTTTATCATCTCCCATTTTGTCCAAGTGTTCTTGTAGTGCTAACTGTGTATGAAATACGTCTGCTTTACGTTTAATCATTTTTCTATTCCTCCTTAATTATATGACTTATTATATAGTAGTTCTTTCATTTCGTCAAGTGATTCATATATAAATTGTTCTTCATCTGGTGAGAATATTAATCTAGTTCCATATGAACCATAAGTACACCTAACTACTACTGCATCATAGTCTGTCAGTTTATACATAGTGAAATGATAGTCCTTACCGTTGAAACGTGTTCCTTTTTCAGTCCATGTGTATATCATAATTGTTTCCTCCTTAGTTATCTATGAAACCAGTGTACTATAACTGGTTTAGTTTGTCAAGCTTATTTTGAAATGTTTGAGTAAACTCTAATTGATTTACGCTCTCTATTCTTTTTTACTTTTATTTTAATATTTACACCTTTAGACAAGCCAACTTTTGTCATTGCCTTTGTTACTGCTGTTCTTGTTGGTTTAGTAGGTTGTTCTGTATACATAATATAATCAGTATATAATTCATTGCATTCAATCCATTTTCCGTTTTCTTCTATAGTATAGTTGTATTCTTCAATGAAATTCGCAACATCTTGTGTAATGTCAACACGTTCATTCTTTTTAGGTGGTAGTGTTATGCCTAAAATATAGTGCTTTCTATTTTTGTATGCATACATAAATAACTTGTTTTCCTCTTCTGCTTTATCTTTAGTTAGTTCAATTAGTTCAGATAATGGTATTGCCTCTAATCCATTCTTTCTACAATAACTTCTAAATAGTTTGAAGTATTCAGCACCGTCTTCATTTAGTTTGTTGTCATGTGTGTTGTGAAATACCAGTCCTTTCTCGTTGAATAGGTCATCTAATAGTTGTTTGTACTCTTCTTTGTGTTGCATTTTAAATTCCTCCTTGGTTATTTGTTGTGGTTTACATTTACTATACTAAACCATGTTGATTAATTTGTCAATACTTTTGTCTACACTTTTTATAAAAAAGTTCTTGGTTCTGACTTTTTCTAGAAAGAGAACATTCTATAAAAAGTGTAGACACTACTGTAAACGTTGATAAACCAGTGTTTCTGTTACTTTAGACTTGTCTACAGTTCTTCATCTTTTTAAAATCATATCACACCATATATTTTTATTTATTATTTTTATATTTATCTCTAGATGGAGTAGAATATTAGAAGAACATATAGAACAAAAGTGTAGACAACTACTAACAACATTATCATACCAACGTTTATCATGGTTCTTAGTGTAGACACTCTGTTTCTGTACAGAGAACCTAACCAAGAACACTTTTTAAAAAAGTGTAGACAAAAAATATAAACCCTTACTCTCTCAAGGGATAGACCTACTGTCTACACTTTTTAAAAAGTGTTCTCTGTTCTAAATGTATTAAAAAAAGTGTAGACAAATAATAAACCACTGGTTTCAATCAATGATTAATCTATTCCCTAAACTACAAATAAGTATGCTATAATATAGAAGTAAAGTAAAAACAAATAGGAGGAATGAATTATGAATAAAGGAATGCAAGCATTAGTAGCCTTAATCATCATGGTATTTACAGTAGGAATGGCAGGAGTAATGTATGTGTATCTACCCTATATGTTGTGGGTATCAGGTAACACTGGTTTAGCTATTGTCTATATCTTATGGAATTTATTAGGACGCATGGTATTAACACGTATGAAGACCACACTAGAGGGGTACAACAAGTAATCACCACCATATACAACACAACATAGAGGAGGGTATACTATATGACCATGGAGGGTATGACAGACAAGCAACTACTATCTCATACTAAGTTAGAGTTAGTATCATACATCAGACAGTTAGAGCAAGCAATGGTTACCAACACATCAGACACAACAGAGCAACCAACAACAGAACCAACAACCAAACCTAAAGTATCTTATGATATCTTAAGCACCACCAATAACAACAAAGATATGTGGGGGTTCTAATGCCTAAGCGACGGTGTAAGGTTGCACACTGTAGGGAGTATGTAGACATACCAGAAGTATACTGTGAAGAACACAAAGGTAATACACAACGAACATACAACAAGCAAGTAAGACATTCACCAGACAACAAGAAGTATGCGGACTTCTATGCATCAACACAGTGGCGAAACGCGAGAGCAAGAAAGCTATCAATGAATCCAATGTGTGAAGTATGTAATGCAAGCATAGCAACCATAGTGCATCATAGGCAAGAGGTACGGACCTCAATGGGTTGGGAACATAGGTTAGATATAGATAATCTAGAAAGTATCTGTCAAGAGTGTCACAATAAAGAAGAACATTCTGCCAGCTTCCGCCACCGCAAGGGGTGATTGCAGGTAGTTAGAGGGGTGTCAGATTTTAAAAAACGGGAGGGAGTACCAAAATAAAACGGGAGGGAGAGCTAAAATTTTTAGAAAACAAGGTACAGCGTGCATACCTTAAAGCATACCACTATAATGAAGCGTTACGAAGAAGCAAGCGCATAAATGGGTTATATTGTATTATAAAATTGGAGGAAGTAGATAATGCCAGTAAAAACTAACTATCATATTTGTTTAACAAATAATGAGTATTTCAACTTATACACAGAAGAACCAA